TCAACATATGTTCTTCCAGTTGTTTTTTCCCAATATTGAGTATTAGTAGGTATACGATTAATATTATTATTAACAATTGACTTATAGACAATTGATTCATAAATTATTTTTTCGTCTTGTTGATATATATACGTAGAATCCCAAGATGTATAATCTTGTCCTCCGTATAAAATCCCGTCTATTTCTATTATAGGATAATAAGTAACTCCAGTTGAATTTAATAACCCTCTAAAGTTATCCTCGTCACCAAGTAAAGTTTCTAAATCCTCTTCAATTGCCGTTTCAAAATTAGGATATAATTCCTCGATAAATTCTTTAGGTTGGCAACCAAATTTATATTGATATTTTGAACGACCAAATACACCGTTCTCAATTAAATTACCTCCCATCCATAATGTGGTTGCGGGTATAAATTGGTCAATTACTTGGGTCCAATATGGACTCATCTTATTGATGAACTCAGTTATATCTGGAAGATTATATGGTGTAAAATTTGTATTAGTTATATAATCTCTATAAATGTCCTCAAGAATTATATAATTCTTTTTGTATTTTATTGAGTGTGAATTTTTAATTTGTTGACTTAACGCTCTATCTAAAAATTCAGCAAAGGTAACTCCAGTTTGTGGGGTTAATGTTGTACTACCAAATGACAAACTTAATTCTCTCGATTTTCTATAAATGTCATAATCGAGAGCTTGAGCCGCTGAAAGGTTAATACTAATATTTTTTCTGTTTAACAGGTAAACCGAACCGTCGTCAGTTGGATGTGATTTCTTGTTATCGATTTGATTAACGATGTCAAATCCCGTATCTAATCCAGGTAAGGTTCTAAATACGTCGAAATAGTCCTCACCATATGTAAAATCTTTCGATTTAGTTTTAATTGTTTTAGTTCTACCCGTTAATTGGAATACTCCGTCAACGTAAGTACCTTTTGACAATTCTTCGTCCAAAATCATCGAAGATCTGTGATCTAATGTTTTTTCATACCAACCCGCACCTTTTTGGAAGAACATATCTGTTGCATCATCATAGGCTCGTCTAGGTAAGATTGTATTTTCAATAACTGGATACTCTTTTCTATCGTATGTTGTTTTTGATGTTGTTGTTCCTGTTATATATGAAAACGTGGTTTCATCAAATGTTAAAGTCGTGTTGACTTTTGTACCTTCGATAACATCCCAAATATCATTTTCTAAATCTAAGGACTTAGGGAATCCAACTACTTTATAAACGTATTCGTTTATTTTAATCATTGGTTCAGGAGCACCTAAGAATTTTAAGAAAAATTCAATAGATTTTCTTGTGCCCTTTGACTTATATAGTTCAACTAAATTAACTAATAATCTTCTATAGAATTCATATTCAGCATCAACAATGTTTGTACCAAGGTTGAGCGCTTCGTATTGAGAATCTTGTCTAACATATAATAATTCATCAACCTGTTTCTCATCTAAAAGACTAACAGTTGATAATCCTAATGTGTTGGCTAAGTTTTTTAATAATACGTCAGGGACGTTATTAATACCGTCATATGAAACATTACGCATATTTGCAATGTTCGATATGTATTTTTTTACCTTGTCAAAATTTTGACCGTATAGTTGAAATATTGACTCAATTTTTTTATCGTCACTATCGAACTCATACAATTGAGGAGCACTCATAAACCTTATAAAAAGGTTCGATTTGTAATTATCGATTTCGTCGGATAAATCGGTTAATTCTGTTAGATAATTTTCATATTCTAAACCAACAATCTTAATATTCCAACCATCTTTAGATATTGGCCAAGCAACTTGAATGTCAGTTATTTCTGTTTTATCCCCTTCGAAACTATCTCTTGGGACTTTAAATGTTGCTTGAAATTTTGGTGAGGATTCTCTGTTTAAAAGTGTTTCTTCTAAATCGTCTAACCCCATATAAAATTCTTCAACTATACCATCATTTGGTCTAATTAAATAATTAAAACTGTGAGTTGATGAGGTTCCAAATGGTTTACCAAAAACTTTAAATGAAACTTCATTATTTGAATTTGGTTCGCTATATGTTAATACCTGATATGTCGTTCCAGAAACTTCTATAACATATTTTTTATATGATGAATAAAAATTTCTAACTTCATTATCAGTAGTTGGTATTACATTACTTTCTGGTTTTATAAATAAAACATCTAATGGATTATAAATCATCGCAAAATCAACAGTAAATTCTGTTGTGTTCTGATTAAAATCGTAAGATATGTTGTATGCGGTATAAATTGAATTCTTAATTAAACTCTCAGAGTCAACAAGTGATGTTGCTGGGAATTTCTTAATAATTCGTGTAATTGATGCAAGTAATCTACTTCTTAATGAACCAAAAGTAGAAACAGCGGCATTACTTTTAGAAGATTTAAATTTAATTTCTTTTTTTCTTTCTTCTTTAGTTTTGGTTGATGTTGTTGGGGAATCTGTTTCCTCTTTTAAATCATCTAAAGTTAAAAAATCTGAAAATTGGCTAGTTCTAAATTTCTTACTGTCTTTTTCTGGTATAATACGGTCAATAGCAAAGTTCGTATTAGTCAATTGACTAGTACCGTCGGTAATTTGTCTACCGACTAAACTATCACTAAATGTTTCTGCACCAGTTGCAACTTGACTTGGGACTTTTCTTGTAGCCATTATTGTGTAATATCATCGAAATTTAATGTCTCATCAATATCCGTCTTGTTCTCTCTAATCTCGAATAAAGTTTCGTTAAACTCATCTTTAACCTCGTATAGATTGTATTGTTTGAAGATATTGTTATTGTTATCGTAAATGGTATAGATACCTGAAGACACCGCCTTACTTTGGTTACCATATAATGCGTAAGCCAATGTTGACGAATCGTGTTCAACCATTTCTACTTCAACTGTTGTTGGGTTAAAGAATGTATTGGTTAAAATGATATTTTGTCCTGGTTGTCCAATAAAAGGAACCACATTCGGTCTACTTGATGGTGCCGAAGATGGTGTTACAGTTAAAAATAATAAATTTGAAGCCGCAACACTATATTGGTATCTAATCGCCTTTTGCGTTGTACTAGTTAAGTTTGAAACCACTGGTGTACAATAAAAAGATGATGTTACTATTCTATAAAAATTTGGAACTTTAGTATTATCGTTGGAATTTAAATATTCAATACGATATCCCACTAATCCCTGTGGTGTAAATTTGTTTCTATCTGCTGATGGAACAGTACTTAAATCGATAACTAAACCTCTAACAGAAGGTAATGAAGCTAAAATACCACAATCTGTGATTGAGGTTCTAATTTGTTTTGGTCTAATATGAAGTGTATATATACCCAAATCACTAAAATCATCTGAAGTTAGTGTTAAGTTGTATAAACCACCTAAAATTTCAACGTTTGGAGCGTCCGTACTATCTGTGGTATCTCCGTTATGAAAAACTGGAGCAAGGATTTCTTCTGAGTTTAACTTTTTTAAGGTTACCTCCGCAGTTGATGTTCTATTTGGAACGTAATGATAAAAAACATCTACGTCCGCTGGGGATACATCCGCTGGTCTAATTATTCCGTAACTTCCTACTGCCATAACTTTTTATAATAAATATAATTTTTATTGTTTTCTCACATTAAAATATCCATTTCCATATATGTCTACCTCACCAATGTTGTCAATTTCTCCTAATCTTAAATTTTTCTCCATAACACCTTGTTTTCCTCTCTCAACAAAAATGTCGGAGTATATCGTTGGTTCGTCAATAAATCCTATAAAATGTTCATTTCTTGTAATCATTCTATTGATTACCTCTTCTTTGGTAAAACTAGATGTACTACCCGTAATCATTGTATAACCATCATTAAAGTCACGATAATAAAGATTATCTAAAGTGTATCCACTCCAACTAGAACCGTCGGTAGTTCCCGTTGTTACACCATTAAATGTTGTTTGACCATATTTTCTTAATTCCTCAATTCTACTTTTACCAATACCCATAAATTTAATCGTGGCATTTGCCGTTGGGTCTGTAGAATTATCTAAATTGTTTATATAATCAATTTCGATTGGCATCGTTACACCACTAAATGAACCCAAAGGGTTACTAATTGTAGACGGATTTAAAAACGGTAATGAAATGTTTTTTGAAATAATCTGAGTCGACCAAGGAGAATTTAGTGTTATAGTTATCGTACTTTCAACTATTCCAATTCCATATGTGTGAGATAAGGTTGGTAAATTTGAATTAGGTATTCCATTATTAATGGGTAATTGTACCACCGAACTATTATCTCCCCAATTAACACTATAGACTTGATCAACTATTTTTCTTAATTTATCGGGATTGGTTGTTGAGTATATGTGCACGGTTTTAGTTCCCGTTACTCCTGAATACGAAAAATTAACTAATTGTTCAACTTGTTGTATTTCACCATCAAATCCAACCATTACACCCATTTCATCTACACTACTCTCTAAATAAAGTGGTAAATTAAATGTGGTTCCCGTTTGTTTTAATATTTCGTATTTACTTGATTGCATTATCCTTTTTTCTGATAGAATTTTATTGGGTCATTACTTTCACCTATTCTAGTTCCTTGTGTGTTATTATTATAACGAAAAACTTGGTAGGAGTAATCACTTTTATCAATTACCACTTTATAGTACATATCATTACTTTCATTAACTTCTGAAGTTCCGATATCCGATTTAACAAAATCACCTATTGATCCATCTTCCGCATTATAAAATTTTGCGGTCATCCAAAATGTATTACCAGTTAATGATGTCTCATTAAGTGCGGTTTCGTCTTGAAACCAAAAGAAATACATATTTTCTTTGTTTCTATAATTTGAACCCATAAATGCGGGTTTATATATATAATCGTGTAAAGTAGTATAAAAATATTTTTCACCTAACGGTAATGAAAGGTTTTTTGCAAACACCATTCGTCTATTTAATCTACTTGGTTGGTCAGCTACTTCAACATTGTTTACTATTTTACTAGGTGTTTTAAAAAACTCCAACCTAAAGAAACTATTAGTGATTTTTTTTTCCATTAACGCGTTTTCATTTGCTGATAGTCCAGTTGGTTCGTAGTCTTGTACGTATGTTGACCCACTTAAAAAATAAAAATAAAACCATATATCGGTTTGTGGGAATGTTAAACTCCCTAATGTTGTATTGTATGGTTTATGAATATACCTAACCGTTTCGTAATTTTCAATTGGGTTAATTATTTTACGTAAAGTTTGTGACTCTAATTCTTTTGCAGAATCTTCCCACCCTAAATCTGTTCTAAAATTTAAGTCCTGATTTAAAATGATTTTTTTATTGTTATTATCTCTTAAAATTTCCATTAACAATCAGTTGTATTTGATCCTCCGGGTTTATTGTTGAATCCAGTTATTCCATCTGTTTTATTTCTATAAAACTCCTCGTTTCTTAAATAGAAATTAATATCATTTTTTATATAATGTATATTATTAGTAAATGGATAATCTACTCCATTTCCTTCAAAATCGATAAATCCTGGGTCGTACACATCTCTCCATTTCCATAATCCATCGTTTTCAAAATATCTACAATTTTCTGGTAAATTATAAATGTCATCTGTATTTGAAGTTTCGATATATGGTGATAGTTGTCTTAATTTAACCCTATAGTGCGGTTGATAATATAATCCACTTTGATTTGTAGATGTAACTCCAGAAAAATTTACAGTACTACCAGTTTGTCCGTGATTAAATAAATCTACTCTTGCGGTAAACTTGTGAAAAGATTCACTTATTATTGTTTCTTTCATTTCACTATTATTATACTCCACAAATGCACCTGTTAATATTGTACCAATAGGTAATGATGTTCCTCCTGTAAATGTATAACCACTAGCATTTGAAGAAATAGTTGTCGTTGTAATTCCACTTTCCACAGATGTGTTACCGTTGAAGTGGTTATCAATCCAAGTATTGTGAAAATTAAATTTATACCCGACTTTTGGTGGGTAATTAAAATATCCGTTACCATTTTTAAGGATAACTGATACATAAACCTCTGTTGGTGTGTACCCTAAATTATTTGTAATTCCAGTTACTGTTAATGGATTTTTAAAATCATAAATTAATGATTCCATTCTATTTCTTTCAACAATTACGTCGTTATCACCTAATGCATTTTCAAATAGTATTTTTTTCTCATCCTCCCAAATAGAATTTTCAAACCCGGCTTTATCTAAAATATAGTCAGAATCGCTAGTTAATGTTTTATGTTTATGTACATAATATTCTGAAATGGTATCCGTTATATTGTTCTTATCAATACATCTTTTACCAAAAACAACAGGACCCAAAGTGGTACCGTTTACAAATTCACTCTTTAAAATATTTAAAACATATT